TTAATTTTTGGAATACTTACATTGCCATTAAGCCCTGTTAATACAGTGGGATTAGCGGACAATACTGTTGAAAAAGGTCTTAGTGATTCAATTAAAGATGAATATCTTAAATCAGTAAAAACGATTGCACTAGAATTAGCTGTTGTAAGCCCTCTTTCTTGGTGATTCCAATCTCTCGTTACTTCATCAGGTACTAAAACACCTTTACTAGCTTTTCCAATCTTTTCACCATAACTTCTTGATGCTTCAAATTCAAAAGATGCTTCTTCTTGCAATTTTTGATTTGTTGGATTGCCTAATGCTCTTGCAACTTTTAATATTGAGAAGTTTCTTGCTTCTTTTTTATTTAGACCAATATCTTGAGTTTCAAGTGGTGCATTACCTATTTCATTTAATAATAGTCCACGAAATGAAGCTAAATCATTTCCATCACGGATTGATTCTTTAGCTAGTTCGCTTTTATTATGACGAGATCCGAGTTCTAGTATTTCACCAATTTCTCTGTCTCTGTTCTTTGCAAGCTCACTGGCTTTAACCTGGATGCGCTCGTTTACGCTAATTTCATTATTAACGTCTTTTTCTGTTACTTTATCTTCCATTTTAGTCTCCTGTTTAATGGATTTTGTTTGTGAAACCGAAAGTGCCCTTCCAAAGCCAACGGATTGGTCTGCACCACTACTGACTAAACTCACTTCATAAGGTAGCCAATCAGTAACACGAGCATCTAAGCCGTCTTCACTTCTTTCAATACTTTCGGGGTTTATTTGATAGCCAATAGAGACCTGAGTCTTTATTCCATCAACGACATTTAAAAGTTCTTCACTTGCCATAGTGCCACGACCAAATCGCACTTTTGTCATCAACTTTCCTCGTTGACTATCAAGATAAGCATCTTCTATTACGCCTATTTGCTGTCGCATATCATGGTCTTTCAACAATGGTGCTTTGTTCAGCAATCTACTTAGGTCAATGTCTCCGTCTCTATGACTTAGAATTTCATTACCAAAATCACGCCCAACAGGGCTTTCACTTGATACGCTCATCGTCATTGTTCTTGATTCAGATTCAGATTCATCTTGCCTAAATTCTATTGGAAAAACAGCTTCTCTTGTTTCAAGTTCAACTGTTTCCTCTTTTACTTCCTCGATTTTCTCTGAGGTTTCTAATTTTATTTCTTCAACAGGAGTAACTGCAACTTCCGTTACTTCACTTCTGTCCAGGTCATTATCGACCTTACTTACTTCATCAGTCATCGTTATCTCCTTCAGAATCATTATTATTATTTTCATTGTCAAAAACTTCACCCGTTTGAGGGTTAAGCTTGCTTCCAAATGGTTGAAAGGCCAAATCTATTCCAAATACTTCGGCTATTCCTTCTTGTGAATCTAATTCACTAAAGTGTTGAGTTAAGTCTTTTCCACTTTGTGCAAGAACGTCATTCATACTTGCAAAACCTTGAGAAACATTTAAGCTATTTGCTTGCGCTTGTTTAAGTGGATCTATTGCTTCCCAGGAACGACCGCTCCATTGATCCGCATTTTCAAATTTAAAGTATCTTGAAACAGGAATACCAAACTCATCAACTGTCATAGCTTGCAACAACCATTCCCTATAAACAGGCATTGCAAAATGCTCAATTATAAACTTCTGCATCATTCTAAATGAATCTCTTTCGTTCATAATCCCAATACGAGCTGATGAATAACTGCTGTTGCTCAAATCCCCGCTTAAAGAGGAATAAGATACATTAAGGCCACTAGCTATACTGCGCATCATTGTTTTCATATATTCAGAAACTTGTGATGTTGGATGTTGTGGGTCAAAAAACTTTACGTCATAACCTGCAGGCAGTTGGTCAAATGTACCTGGTGAAAACTCCATTGCAGGTTGATACTCGTCACCATTTAAATAACTGTCAGCATATCCATCACCGGTTGGTGAGGTAATAAATCCCATTTTAGATGCTGATGCTTTAGAGCTTACAAGTTCAGAATATTGATAATCAGACAACCATTTAATCATTGTCATAACAGATGATATTTTTGGTATACCTCGTGTAGCTCCAAAACGTGAGTTTTGATAAATATGCAACATATCTTCAGCAGGTATTCGTCTATTACCATTAAGTTGAGAATCTACCCCAACTGTGTTTGAGTAAGGATCAGACCTTAACCAATAAGCCAAAGGTTGCATTGTTTGTCTATTGACTTCAACGCCCATTCTAATGCTTCTAAATTCATCCAAATCTTTGTTTAAGTCTGAATTAAGATAATCAGGTTCTAAAAAAGATAACTTTAAACCTTGGTCTGTTCTTATAAATTGACATAAAACCTCACCATCACGACACAAAGACTCAACAACCATTTGATAAAGGTCATGCAATGTATATTGATTAGTTACTTCAGGCTTTCTTGCCCATTTGTAAAAGGCTGATTCAACAATGTCATTCCCTTGACTATCTAATGAACCATCTTCGTCTCTTGCCTTTACTTTAAGATTGAAGCCTGAGTTTCCTACCACGCCTTCTTTCATAATTTGCAAATATCTATTAATGACACCTGAGTTTCTTTCAAGCTCTCTTGATCTATCTCTTAATATTTGTAGAGAGTTTTGCAATTCTCCATCAGGACTCGAATTGGAACTATTCCAATCACCATACAATCTACCAGTATTGCTTCCATAAAAGTTTCTTTTTCCTTTAGTCTTTTTATTTTTTGTAAATCGATCCCAAAAAGCCATATTAAAACTCGCTCGTAAATCGGGCACGGACAACTTGACCTGTCTGCAAGCCCTGTTTTGCACGTTGGTTTCTGATCTCCATAACAACTATGGATTCATAATAATTCTTTGCATCAATAAGTTCTTGAATTGCCAATTTAGTTATTGATCGACCTGCTATTGAATAACTGCTTGCGTCTTCAACAAATTTGCCTTCTAACAGTCCTTTTATTGCTTCCAAGACCTTTTGACTGTGTGAACGTGTATCTTTGCCCACACCTTGCAATGTAAAGTTTGTGCCAACCTCTAACTGATTTTCATAAACTAGAAATTTATCATTACTATAGCTAACAAATCCTTGACCACTGTAAACTCCTGGAGCATAAGCATCTGTTGTAGCAAATGGTAAATTTATCTGAAAAGTATCATTTAAATTTGTCGCAACAATATCAAAAGAGTATTTTCCAGTAACTTCCCTAAAATAGTAAGATAAAGTCCAAAGGCTTGCAGGGAAATTAGAAAAAGACCTTTTCCATTTCCAATTTGTACCTGCAACGGCTTGCTGAGGCTCAATATTTAAGAACTTATTATCAATATCACTCATTTGCTTCCGACCTTCATGTCCATAACTCTTTGCCAAGACCGACTCTGGTCAGTGGTGATTGTGTTTACTAGCTGATAGTAATACGAATTTCGACCACCGCTAATAAATGCAGTAGTTATCACCCCTGATAGTGATTGACTTACCAGGGTTAAATCTGAACTAGAAACAGTCCAGTTTGATGTTGATATAGTTTCAGTGGGTTGAATTACGTCAGACCAATTAAAAGCATAATCTAAAACGCCTCCGCTTGATTTGGTAACATCAACTTGACTTTGAATAGCAACTCTATTTGGTTCTTTAACCATAAGAAGCTCCTATTATGAGATAGTGAAAATCCCAGATGCATTATTCGTGATTTGGAATGTTGACGAAGTTGATGAAACTGAGCCACCACCTGTATCAAGGTCAGCAAATACAACAAGAGTATCAGAAGCTGATGTGTCATCATAAATTGCAACGTACTTTGCTGTTATGGTCACGTTTGTTCCAAAGCTTAAATCGTCAGAATCGAATGTAACTACAGCTCCTGCTTGGGTTACAGACACGTTAGCCAATGTAATACGAGCATAATCACTATCAGAAACTTCGTTACTTGTTATATCAGCTAATACTGATTGAGTTGCTACATTTGGAGTGTAGGAACTGGTAAGTAATAAAGCTTTAAATGAATTTGTGTTTAAATCGACATCCGCCTTAGCTAGAGCATCTCTGAAATTGTTGTAAAAAGTATAGTTCCCTGCGGACATTATATTCTCCTTTGGTGGCAGTCATTTGCCGTTTTAAGTTGCACTATGCAACCTTTTGATTGTCAATATTAGGAAAGAGAGTTCTCTTGTCAGTGACATAGATAGTTCCTCCGCCCCCTCCTGGGGCTACTAATACTGTAGGTTGTTTTCCGCTTAGTAATAAATTACCATTACCGACAGAAACATTCATTGGTGTTACAAAATCAGGCCGTTGACCTACTAATTGTAAACTACCTTTGCCAACATTAAATTTGTTGCCATTTATTATCGTTAGTGATTTGCCTGTAAGGTTTAAACTACCCGTTCCAGGAAATACTATTTCATTTTCATTCCAATCAGGTTGAAATCCTGTAAGTGTTAATTGTCCAGGCGAGTTAATTGGAACAACATTGCCTGTTTTAATACTTGGTTGTTGAGCATCTAAAGATATTGATGCAACACCTACATTTAATTTTTGGCCTTGATTTATAGTTGGAATTAAACCTAATAAATTTAGATTTGCATTACCAACCACAACATTCATATCATTTGTAAACTCAGGTTGTTTTGGTGTTAATACTAATGCACCAATTCCTGTAGTTACGTTTTTGCCTTGGACATTTGTTGGAGCTAGTCCATTAAGACTAAGCGTAGCAAGTCCTACATCAACAGATAGTCCAACCCTACTAATGACCTGATGACCATTTAGATTAAGTGTACCTGTTCCAACTTCAACTCCATGGCCTTTAACAAGAGTTGGTTGCTTACCTGTTAAGGTAAGTGCACCAGGAAACACACCAGGTATTCCGCCAATATTAATCTGCGGTGCAATAGGCGTTAAGGTTAAACTACCTTTTCCAACTTGTGAATTTTCACCATGAATAACACTTGGTGCTTTACCTGATAGATTAAGAGCAACAACACCAACACTTTCATCAACACCACTTCTTGATATAGGTGTATACGCAGTTAAACTTAATGTAGCTAAACCAACCTCTTTATTGCTACCATGTGCAATAGTCGGAATTAATGGAGTAAGCGTTAAAGCTCCAACTCCAACATTTAAAACTGCTGATGCTTGAACTGTTAAATTTAGTCCAGTTAGTTGGAGCGTGCCTTTGCCAACGATTTCATCTACTGCTTGCCCTGAACTGACATCCGAAAATGGGAGCTCAGAAAAACTAGTAAAACCAAACATTAATTATTCCTCGTTTAGTGCATCATCTAAGCGTGGATCAATCCAACCAGAAACTGGTGTAAAAGTATCGTTAATGTATTTATATTTATAACCATAATAATCATCTGGCTCTATAGCGTTTTGAATTACGTTTGAATTATTGATATTAACATCACTTATTATTAATTCAGGATTGCCATTAGCGTCATTTATGGTGGTATTTTCTTCTGATCGTATTATTTGTTTTTCGTCTTCAAACAGGTAAATGGCTACACCATTATGATCTCCTGAATTCCATGTTATGACTTGTGCCATTGTTTTATCCTTATTATGATTTTATAAAATTATTTTTAATTGCTACGTTTTTGATACTAGTAATTGAGTAGTCGATATTGCCAAGCCCGCCACTACTGATGGACTGCTTGGGGTGGTACTTATAGTGGCATCACTCTGAACATAATAAAGTTTAGAGGGGTTTAAGCCTACTTGATTATTATCAACGCCAGATATGGTAGTAATTAAAGCGTCGGTATTATCTCCCACAGTCTCCTTTGCTATTCCTATATAATTATTTTCGGTCATATTACTT